GGCCAGTACGGCCCCGACCCCTATCATGCTGTCTGCGGAGGCTGGGGTACTGTCTCTGCGCGGTTTCGAAATGCCAATGATTCAGATTACCAAGGTTGAGGACTTGGTCGAGTCCTTGGACTGGGTAACCGGCTCTAAAGAGGCCCGGCAGTTCCAAACCATTTACATCGACTCCATTACCGAGATCGGGGAAGTAGTCTTGGCCAACGCGAAACGGCAGGTTAAAGACCCCCGTCAGGCCTACGGCGAGCTCATCGATAAGATGATAACCACAATTAAAGCTTTCCGAGATATCCAGGGCAAGCATGTGGTTATGACGGCCAAGCAGGAGCTCCAGAAAGACGAGAATACCGGCACCTCGATTAACGGCCCTTCCATGCCGGGCTCCAAGGTCGGGCCGGCACTCCCGTATCTTTTTGACGAGGTCTTTCGCCTCGGTATTCAAAAAGACCAAGATGGCAACCACTATCGTTTCTTGCAAACATTCCCTGATTTCCAGTACGAAGGAAAAGATCGCAGTGGGGTCCTGGACCCTATCGAACCACCCAACCTGGCCCATGTTTTCGCTAAGATCATGGGCTCCAATTAAGGAGAAGAATTATGGCCCAGTTGAATTTCGACGCCTCCCAAGTTCAACCTAACACCGGCACCCCTGACCCGATTCCGAGCGGCTGGTATCCGATGGTCATCAAGAACTCGGAGATGAAGCCGACCAAAGACAAGCAGGGCGCTTACCTGGAGCTGGAGTTCGAAGTTATCGACGGCGAATACAAAGGCCGCAAGGTCTGGGACCGCCTCAACCTGCAGAATAAGAACCCTGTTGCGGTGGAGATTGCCTACGGTTCGCTATCCGCCATTTGCCACGCCGCCGGGATTATTCAGGTGCAAGACTCCCAGCAACTCCACGGTATCCCGATGGAGGTCAAGGTTGGGCTGAGAGAGGCCGACGGTAACTACGACGCCTCGAATGATGTCAAGGGTTATCGCAAACTGGCGGGACCGGGTCAGCAGGCCGCCAACCCGCAGGGTTTCCAGCAGCAGCAGCAGCAGCAGCCGGCTCCCCAGCAGCCTGCAGCTCCTCCGTGGAACCAGCAGTCTGCAGCTCCTCCGCAGGGCCAGGCCGCTCCGTGGAATCAACAGCAACCGCAAGCCGGGCCTGCTGCACAGCAACCTGGAGACAAACCGCCATGGGCGCAGTAATCTAATTTTTATTTGCCCGCCGGGGTACCTGATTTCCTCCTGGTCAGTTCCCGCTTCCCCGGCGGGATTTTTTATTCAAGGAATATACACATGCTAGCCAAGAAAACGCTTGACGCGATCAATGACGCAATCGAGAAGGATGGCGGGGCTCTCTTTCGTCAGCTTTCTAAAAAATATCTTCCGCTCATGGACGACGCCTATCGCGGGAAGGAGAAGCCGTTCCGCAAGCATCTTGGGGTGTCCATGATAGGCCGAGAATGCGCCCGGGAACTCTGGTACAACTTTCGCTGGGCATCTAAGCCATCTTTTGAGCCGCGCATTATTCGCCTGTTTAATCGCGGGCATCTAGAAGAGGCCAGATTCCTGGCTATGTTAGAGATGATCGGCTTACAGCTCTGGCACGGCCCGGAAGACGGCGGTCAGTTTAAACTTCAAGGCCTTGGCGGCCACTTTGGCTCCGCCCTCGACGGGATTGCGCTCGGGGTGCCGGATATCCCTGACGAGCCTTGTCTCCTGGAATTTAAAACTTCAAACGATAAAGAATTCAGAAAGGTGGTCTCCAATGGCGTCAAAGTGGCAAAGTGGACGCATTATGTCCAGATGCAAGTATGCATGGCAGCTTATTCATTGCCATATTCGCTGTATATGGTTGTCAACAAAAACGACGATGACCTCTATCCGGAGATCGTAAGTCTAGACGAAAGCACCGCGGAACAATACAATAAACGGGCCGAATCTATTATTCTTTCACAAGACCCTCCGCGGAAAATAAGCAATACCCCATCCTGGTTTCAATGTAAATTCTGTGACTATTCCAAAGTATGCCATTTCAACCTAAAAGCCGAAAGAACATGCCGCTCATGCATCTCCAGCGAAGCGCGCCCAGTTAACGGGACCTGGTACTGCCGTTCTTTTGGTAAGGAATTAAGCATGGAAACCCAACTCGAAGGCTGCCAGTCTTACGAGTATAACGATAAATTTAATTTCCCGGTGTAATCATGATTGAACGCGATTACCAGCTAGCTGCGCATAAAAGTATTTATGATTATTTCAATGAAAATGATGGCTTTCCTTTGCTGGCTCTCCCGACCGGAACCGGAAAGTCTGTGGTTATAGCTAAGTTTGTCCAAGGGGTCCTCCAGAATTTCCCGGACCAGAAGATTATTATAGCCACACATGTCAAAGAGCTTATTGAGCAGAACCTAGATAAGCTGCTGACCGTCTGGCCGACCTGTCCAGTGGGCGTCTATTCGGCTGGTCTTAAACGACGCGAGACCCAATATCCGGTTATCTTTGCAGGAATCGCCTCTATAGCAAAGAGGGCAAAAGAATTCGGTAAAGTGGATTTGCTTATCATCGACGAGGCCCACCTAGTCAGCGACAAGCAAACTACTATGTATCGATTATTTATCGACGCCCTGCTGGAGCTTAACCCACAACTCAAGGTTATAGGGTTCACCGCCACCGCCTATCGTCTTGGCCTCGGCTGCTTGACCAATGGCAATCTTTTCACGGATATTTGCTTTGACCTTACCACCAAGCAGGGCTTTAGTTGGCTCGTGGAACAGGGGTACCTTTCGCCCCTTATCCCGAAAAGGCCCGGGATGGAATATGACCTTTCCGCTGTTAAACTTAGCGGTGGGGAGTTTGTTCAAAACCAATTGCAATCTGCGATTGATAAAGAGCGCCTGACTTATGAAGCGGCGCGCGAAACCATCGCCCTCGGACAGAACCGCCGCTACTGGTTAGTGTTCGCTGCCGGGGTAGAGCACGCGATTCATGTCCGCGATGCTTTCGACGCGTTTGGGGTGCCCGCGACAGTAATCCATTCCAAGTGCACGGACGAGGAGAGGGCCGAGGCTTTGGCCGGCCACCGCTCTGGGCGCTACCGAGTCATTGTCAATAATAACGTGCTCACGACCGGCTATGATTTTCCGGACATTGATTTAATCGCGGTCCTACGCCCGACTAAATCCCCCGGACTGCACGTTCAGATGCTCGGCCGTGGCACCCGTCCGGTTTACGCGCCCGGGTTCGACTTGACCACAAAACATGGGCGACTGCGGGCTATCGAGGCCGGACCGAAACAGAATTGCCTTGTCCTGGATTTCGCCGGCAATACCCGCACCCTCGGCCCGGTCAACGACCCGCTTTTACCCAAGCCTAAAGGTGGGGGCGGGGGCGGTGTAGCCCCGGTCAAGGTGTGTGAGAAATGCAATACCTATAATCATGCTAGCGCCCGCTTTTGCGAAGAATGCGGCGAAGAGTTCCCGCGCGTTCTCAAGATACAGGGTACGGCCTATACCGACGAGGTCCTGGAGACCGGCCTGCCCGAGGTGGAGCCTTTCAAGGTAGATCGGGTCACCTATCAGAAGCATGAAAAAAGAGGCGGGCAGCACGCTACCCTGCAGGTGACCTATTTTTGCGGCTTGCGCATGTTTAAAGAGTGGGTTTGCTTGGAGCATTCCGGTTACGCTGGCCGCAAGGCTATGGACTGGTGGAAGGAGCGGAGTGATGTTCCCCCGCCGGATGATGTCAACCTAGCCCTGAACCATCTTAAAAGTTTAAGGGTGCCAAAACAGATTCATGTTTGGCTGAAAAGGAAATACCCGGAGGTAATGAGCTATGACTTCTAAGCGCCGTTGGTCCGATTTAACCAAAGAGCAGGTTGCCGAAGAGATGGACCCCTTGCACCGCGCCCTTGTGGATGACGGGGTATATCGCAGCTGCATCAACTGCAACCACCGCATCCCCTTAGATAATGGCGCTACGGCCGTGAAATGCGGTCTCGGGGACGCCACCCCGCCGGTTGAGGTCTTGGTTTTCGGCTGTAACTCGTGGGTTTATATGCCTTTTTAAAAAATAGATCAAAAAAGCAGATTTTTTGATGTTTTTGTGTTGACTCTGAGGCGGCGTAGCGGGATAATATAATCATTGAGAGGGAAGAACAAACATAAAATAACCGCTAAGGAGGAACACAATGAAAACTTACACCACTAAATCAAATGCTAAGCGCGCCGCCAAGAAAGCCAACGGAAATCTGACCGGCATCGGTTTTGATCAAAATAAGGACGGCCAGTGGTACTGGTACGATGTTTATGAGTGCCCCCTTTGCGGCGGCGCCCAAGGGAATCAAACCTGGTTCACGGAAGATGTTTCTTGCGAGTGTCACGAGTGCGGCAAAGTGTGGTCGGTTGAGACCCGCAAAGAGATCAAGCAGGGCAGCAACGGCAGCATCCAAAAACTGAATAAAAGCGAAATCGATCGCCCTTGTTCGCGC